CAGTTCTCTCCAAATGGAAGTATTCAGATGGAACTCAGCACTACCAGTGATATTGGAACTTGTGGACTTATGACCACGGTTCATACGACCGAGAATAGGCACTTCGGTCTTTTCCTTCTCAAAGGTCACTTCCACGTTAATAGCGGACATAAAGTTATAACGATTACCTTCAATGGTGACATAACATTCAGCCATCTTTGCGGAAATCGCATTACGAGCGTGCATAGTTTGAGCCATATTTACTTAACCCCCTTTACTGTACTGAACTTACTGAACCACGACAGTCATATAAAGCTGTGCCATAGCGTTCATAACGGTAATGCAGTCGTTAATGACCACGGCTTTCTTAGTAGCACCCTGTTCGACAGTCAGCTTGGTAGCATCGAAAGTATCAATAGCACCAAGGGACTCTAAAGTTCTATGATGTGCCACAATGTCAGCCCACAGACTAACACGACCAGAAGCGTTATTGGGAATACGACCAAGGTACTTGGTGTTGAACAGCTTGGCAATGTCATTGGCAATCTGGTCAATAACCCGAATGGTCTGGTTATACTTAAAGTCCTCACCCTTATCAGCGTCAGTGGTGATTAAGGAAGTAAGGTCTTCCAGCAGACGAACATTACCATACACCAGATGGAACGCAATCTCACCAGCCTTAATGCAATCCTCTAACTCACTCTGAGTCTTATTAGTCAGTACGGTATACTCACCGTCATACAGCATATTTGTACAAGACTCGTTGACCTTGCAACCAGCTTCCGCACCAGCTAACCATGCCAGCAGAGCGTATTCGGGCGCACCTTCATCGGAAACAGTAGACACCAGATTGATAACACCCTCATAGTCGGGCTTGGTCTGATTGTAAACGACAACTTGACACTTCTTACCGATATCCTCACGCCAACTCTTAATGGCAGCAATATAAGCGGTAATATCCTCTGCTACATCGGTATAAGCACAGAGAACGTTGAACTCGATGGGATCAAGAGCCTTAACAACATCTGCCACCACACCATCACTACCGAGGTCGTAAATATGAACCTTGTTAGCATGGAGGAAAATTTCACGCAGAGGACGAACATCCTCAGACTCGTACTTCTTGCCTAACAGTTCCTCGCAGGAATTGACAAACTGAGAACGAGTAATGGTGATAACATTACCAGCGGACTTGTTGAGAGGTAAGGCAATTGCGACTACACCACGGTCACTAACGGCAGAACTAGCAGCACTAGCGTTTACGAAGTTAATGTAAGAACCGGGTAAGACCTTGTTTTGGGTAACAAAAACGCCACCACCTAACATACAATCATTCCTTTCATTTAATAAATAGACGATACACTAGCGGACTCTAGTGTACCCATTTCGTCTTCATTAGAAGTAAATTTTCTCGTAATGAATCTATAAGTCACAAACACTTGTAAAACATCGTCTACTATTTGATAACTAATATTTTCACCACGGATTAAAGAACCATGGAACGGCACGAACTCCAATGCTTCCACAATAAGTTCTGCCTTTTCATAGCAGTCTTTTTTTGTGTTTTCCTTATCGGCAGTAAAGTAATGTACCACCACTGGAATCGTTCTATCGTACAGCACTCTACTTCGGGAGCGTTGTAACGGAATAATAGAATCAATGGTGAAGCATGGTTTACTCAGCTTTTGTTCCACATTCTCAACATAGTATTTATAATCAGCACCAAATACATCGTATAACTGGTTACTGATACCTTTGAGCATTTCATTTACCATTTACACACCACGCAAACCATTTTTCTAGTTCTTTATTCAAAATTTTGTCGAGTTCTGAACTGTTTTCTAACAGTAAGATGCTTTTCTCAACAAAAAAGTGACCAAACACGAATGTTGGATCACTCTTACCTTGTGTGTATGGAACTGTTCTGTGTTTAACCTCGTATGGGCCACCATATTGGTTATACGAAAAATGACCGTCATTGACAGCACTTGCATAAGGAACTCTGTTATAAAGAGTAACTTCGTAACTATTTTTTAACTCTTTGATTTTATAGGCGTAGTTTTCACCACCACCCCAACCAGCAGCCAATTGTCCAGTTTTAACCGGGGTTTTGTTAAAAAGCATCTCTTGGAGTTCTTTAGCAAGCTTTTTTACAACTTCTTTACACGCTCGGTCGAACCTAGGAGTGTCAATAAGTCGTTCTGCAAAATCCTCTAACTCGCTTAAATCCCATTCAAGCTTCATTATCGTACAACTCCATTACGATCTCTTGGTGGTTGCAATATACGGCTGGTTGTCCAGAACCCTTATACTTAACGGTCTTGCCGTGTTGAGTGATTTCAAGCACTGAGCCGGGTGGAATCTCTAAGTCTGGTCGAATGTGCAAAATAACCATTTGGGAAACCACGGCAGCACCACTCTGTATATTGGTCGCTTGCTCATAACGGTAAGATAACCTACACGGTTCGTCTTCCAAAACAGCAACCTCACGCTGAGTGGTCTGTTTGCTTTCCGGGTCAGTAACATCTTGATACTGATAAATCGTACATCTACCAGTCCAAAGAGTAGCCAGTGGATTAGTTGGATCAATTACACTATAAGCTGGATTGATTGGCATATTACCACCTCAGTCTACGATGTGGGGTAATCCACTTATCGAATCCTCGTTCCAACTGCTTAACAAAAGCATCAAACCGATTTTCGGGTGTATCCTCACCTTGACCCACGGCATAAGTAATGGTGGTGTCACCTTCCTTAATACTCTTAATCACGGTATCGTAATTGAATCCTTCCAACGAGCCAGAGTTCTTCTTATTATAAAGGAAGTAAGCGCAAGCCCGGTCGATGATTCTTGGGTCTACGATTTCTGGAATAACAGTAATGTTGCAGTAGTTCATTACATAATTGATGGTCTTAGTTAACTCAAAATCAATCTGCGCTGAATCATCTTCGGTCGCAGTATATCCAAGTTGTTTAAGACGATCAATTACATCCTCTCTAACAACCATTCACTCACCCCCTAATCAGTTCAAGTAACTTTTCCTTGTTTCGTGTATTCTTAATTACTCCACCTAAACCATTGGCTTTCGCCCAATCTCGGAGTTCATTTGGGGTCATTTTATCGAAATTAGGTTGTCTTTCGTTATAACCCATCATTTCAACTTCGTCATTTTCGGTTTCAATTTGGTCATTTTGAGTTTCAATGACTAAATTAGAAATTTCGTCACATTTTTCCACATCTTCAATTGGAACTTTGTAACCGTGGGACTTAAACCACTCAATCAACCTTGGATCATCGGTTTCACCAACACCGTTTACAAATCGAACAGAAGCCCATACACCGTTAGCATCTTTAACAGGCGCATAAATCTTCATAGAATCCTCCCCCTAATCGTATATTACTTAGGCATATGGATATTGGGAGTGCTACCCTCAATCGCATCCTGAGTCATAGTGCCATAACGAACGGTAGCACCTTCCACATAATGAGCAACATTAGCGGAAGCATCCTTGGCATCTTGCATAGGAGTACCCATGTGTTCACCAGTGTAGTGACCATTGGTGGATAAACGCTCACCAGCAATGGGTTCGCCCCACACTTGGTTCTCGTACATAACAGGCTCTCTCATATTATCATTCCTTTCTAAAGAAGTTTGCTAGGGACATTTCTGCCCCTAGCAAATTGTCAAGTAAAATTCGTTTTTACTGAACCTTGATCTTACGGAAAGCACCAGCAGCCTTGGTGGACTTTAAGGCGCAACCAGCGACCATCTCAACCTCACCCTTCTTCACAGCACCAGCAGTGGAGAAGTCAGGCAGCCAAATCTTAACAGGGGGCTGACCAGCCATGGAGATGGCATGGAAACCATCGATACCGAAGCGGACAGCATACATGGAGGTTTCACCAGAACCATCAATAGCAACGATGGGGTCATTAGTACCAGCCTTTGCACCCAGATCAACCAGAGGGGTTTCACCGTAATACTCGACCTTCTGACCGAAGTTGTTCATCTTGGTCTGATACATACCCATGCGCCGAGCAACAGCACGGAACTTAGCCAGCATCTTGGCATTACACATAATGGCATCCACGCCATCCATAGTAGCCAGCCACTCGTCCACAGCGTCAACGAACGCAACCGCATTTGCAGTCACAGCATCGGAAGTAGACAGATCAATGGCAGCGGAAGGAATGAACTCGGTGTCAGAACCAGTAACAGCAACATCCAGACCATCGAACACATTGGCATCGGTGGAGGAATTACCATTGATGATAGTGTCGGAGAACAGGGCAGAAGCAGCCTTGACCTTCTGAGCGGATTGCAGAGCAACCTCGTCAGCAATACCGCCCATACCAGCGATAATGCGGTCAACCTCATAAGCACCACCGAACACCTTAAGGTCAGTGGTGTATCTCTGCTTCTGAACCTCGTGGGTAGCGTACTCGCTATTGACCGCACGGAAAGCAGCGGTAGGCTGAGTAATCAGTCGAGTATAGCCATAGGTCAGAGTTGCGCCACCACCAACAGGGGAAACACAATCATCGAATGGAATGTTGTTCAGAAGGAAGGAACTCTTTGCAAACTCGTCAATAATACCAAGTTGCAGATCATCAGTAACATTTAACTTTGCCTGTGCTAAAGTAACAGCCATAATTTAATCACCTTTCTTATTTAAGTAAATTAGTTTTTACCAAGAGCCTTTGCGATAGATTCAGCAAAGGTCTTAGATGTTGGGGGATTATTGCCACCGTTGGCGTTAGGTCTACCAACATGAGTACCAGAGGGAGAATTATTCGTATCACCAAACAGCATGGAACTATCTTCGGCACTTGCCAGAGCATCTAACTGTTCGTCAATACCACCTAACACTTCGTTCTCGTAAGTAATCTTTTCATTATCTAACAGGGCCTTGATCGCCTTAACATTCTTACCCTTACGATCACGAATACGACCCTCAATAGCGTGGTCTTTCTTGATTTGAGAAACCTTGGTATTCAGTTCATTGGTTAAGTTGGTCTTATCGGTCTTTAACTGAGCGTTCTCAGTCTTAAGAGTGTCGAGTTCACCAACCTTACCAGTCAGAGTTGTGTTTTCAGTAGTAAGAGTAGCAACCTTACCTTCTAACTCAGTTACCTTGTCCTTGTAAGTCTGTAACTCACCCTTCGCACGACCAATGTCTGCGGAGTTTTCGTCCAGAATCTTACCAATAATTTCGGCATCCTCAATACCTAAGTTCTTCAAAAAATCTCTTTTCATAAATAAATACTCCTTCGCTTTTTTTCGTGGTTGCACCACCAGAGTTACAGTTTTTCGTCATGTCGGACAATGTTAATAGTAAGTGTATCCCACTCGTTTGGAAGTACCATCGAATGTGATACGCTGGAATTGACCTATGTGATTAGGCATATATTTACCACGGATAGCGTAACCACCGTAGCGTTGGAAGGGTAAGACAACTACGTGTTGATAACCGACTGTCTTAACCTTGTTATGCGTTAAATCCATTCGGATTTTACCGCAAGGTTGGTGTGTTCCAAGATGTGTGTGACCACTGATAAAGCAATCGCAACCATCAACTGAATATGTCCACTGTTCGTCCTTGTTCTTGGATTTACCGTGGGTAAGAACTACACCATATGTGTTAGGATTTCTACCTTGTTTCCCAACAGTTAACTTTATGAAGCAAGCGTTCTCTCTGTATCTGTCCTCGATACGCATACGGCAGAAAATATCATATAGAGGATTCATTCCGACCTCTTTGACTGCCCGGTATTCGTGATTTCCAGAACATCCAGCGATTATCTTATCAGCAATGGGATTTAATAACTCGTAACAGAGTTCCTTTTGCGCCATTGGAGAAAGTGTTTCTTCATAAACATTAGATTTAGAATTTCTTAAACCCATGTTCAACATATCGCCAATAATGACAACTGCTCCATTCGGGTCATTCTTGACCATTTCTATCCATTCCTTGAACAAGTCCAAATCGAACTCCTTAGAACCGATGTGAACATCTCCCAATGGATAGATATTTAAGTGATCTAAATCTTCAAATTTTGTGTCTATTAAAGTAAAATCGTCTAACACATTAGTACCTCCCAATATAATGTGTGAAAGAGTGGAGTAGGGAGGGGAGGAGTCCCTACCCCACTCCATGTATTGGAAAGGGAATCTCCCTTAATCCATGATTGGAACTTCCCAACATCTACACCGTGGATGAATCGGACTAGCCGTAGCACCAACTTCATATGCGGATATTGGGAAAATCAGACCGTGCATTGAACCGCAGGTTTCGCACCGCCGTTCATCGGGCCTGGTATAGAATCGATATTTAGTAATACCGAGTTCTGAGAAAATTTTTCTACGAGCAAATGAACCGATGGCAGTTGACTCAGTTAAACCAAGTGTTTCGATTACTGAGTCAATACTGGAAAACCGCTTATCTAATAGCTTTAACACATCGGCAAGATTCTTATTTTGAAGCATTGATCTTTTCCAATCATTGCCGATATAAGCTTTCCACAAGTCAACATCGTCTTCCAGTCGCCTTAACCAATTCAGATCGTCCGCACCCCAAATCATATCGAGAACAGCATCAATATCGATTTCCACATCAAAAAAGCTAGTTTCTTTAGCGATAACCAGCTTTAACATTTTTTCAAATTCTGTTTTGATATCGATAAATGCTGAGTCGAGTTGGAGTGTTAAGAACGCTAACAGTGCGGTTAACCGTCTTCGATGATCTTGTTCACTTACCCATTTTCTAGCTTCGCTGTAAGTAACCACGCCATCTTGACCATACTTATAATAGAAGTCACGGAGTTCTTTTTCGATGTTACTCTTGGTGTTAGCTAAGATTAAAATAATAGCGACAACACTTTCATCTATAATCGCTCGTTCTTCTTGTTCCAGTTGTTCAAACTGTTCATCGGTGTACATGGTTACTCACCAACTTTCATTATATTTACTTACAACATCTCAAATGTTCCTGCGATTAGCTGATAACTACCAGCCTTAATCGGATATGTTGCGTTAGGGATCGCCCAAACTCTGCCAGATGTATCAATATTAAGGTGTGCATTGTAGTTGTCGCCAACCAAACCCTTCGTGTTGCCGTTAAGGTTCACAGTAGATGCTGTCGCTCTTGCAATAAAGGAATTATACTTGGTTGCACCGCTATAATACATCGTAAAATTAGATGTGAACCAAAAATGCACCATAGCTGTGGATGCTTGTGGACTCATGGCTCGCATACACAGAAACGCATTTGGATCATCCCGGAGTGACTTTAGATAGTCATTTTGAACTAGATAAACAGTGGATGTTTTATCAGCGTCCACAGTAATGTTGTACAGTTGGGCTTTAAGTCCCGGAACATTCACTTCCGCTGTTGCGTAGGCGGTAACATCATGTGTTCCATTCTCTGTAATGGTCTTTGTTCCGCTTGGCGTAATTCCTGTTGGAACATTTACCAACGCACTAGCAAAGTTGGTAACATCGTGAGTGCCGTTTGTTGTAATTGTCTTAGTTCCACTCGGCGTAATTCCAGACGCTGGAACATTTACTTGTGCGCTTGCGTAATTCTTAACATCGTAAGTTCCATTAGCTGTTATTGTTTTTGTTCCGCTCGGAATAACACCATTTGGCAAGTATCCACTGATAAGCACATCAACCGCCGATGTTAGATCAGCATCCGTTCTTCCTGTTTTGGTGTTGACTTTACCGATCAGATTTCGGATTTTGGTCAAAACGGAATCAATCGTTGCCATCAGCTACCACCTCCGATCAGAGTATCTACCTCGTTGATATAGCTTCCAAGGATTTCGGACAATCCATCGACTTGTTCAATCTGAACCTTGATACCCTCTGCAAGAACACCAGCGTACTCATAACCAATAGTTTCTCCAACCGAAATAACCGGGAAGGAGGTAATGTTGGCAGAAGGTACATTGAATTTCACATAAGCAGCGTTTGCGCAGTTGCCGTTTGGCAGAACGGTAATATCGAAGCCATCCTCCACCGCTGTGTAACTAAGGAAGTAGGTTGCAGCCGGGATGGCACTTGCGTTAAAATGGCTTATCTTAGTGTAGCTACTGTTGAAAATAATGATTCTGGAATCATCGGATGCTCCCACGAGGGACATACCTCTAACACGAATCACTTTTCCGGGTTCGATTTTGACATAACCAGTACAGCCCAAATACTGATCCGCTGTGAACGTTGTACCATTCGTATCCCAATAACCAGACCTAGTATAGCCGACCTCGTTGAACACACCGCCCGACCCATCTCCTGCTATAGCCAGTTGGTCAGTGAAGGTCGGAGTCATATCGTAATGGACAAGAGCATCCAATTCGCTCTGTAGCACCAATGGTCGGTCGGCATCACCATCGAAGAAGTGAGGTTTGTGATCGATTGACTTAAACCATCGTGTGAATGGTTCTTGTAAAATCGTGATCTTTTCCAGATTGGATGGAGTATCTGTGTAAATCAGGCTCCGTATGTCATAGTTTGGTATTTCGTAATAGAAAAAGTCATTGACAATCGCTCCCGAACAGTTTCCACGCATCGCCAAGTGCTGATACTCACTGCCCACAGCCCACAGAGAGTTTTTAGCGTTCCAGTCCCACACTCTCGACCCACTAAGATCAGCGTTTCGGGAGTCAATGAGTTGGATACCGTGTTTAGCGTAGGGAATCTCCACCTCGGCGGTGGTGAGTGCCACACGAGGTTGCACGATAGCGGAGATGTAGGCATTCTTGCCATTTTCGATCCTCACGCCGATACCCCAGCCATCGCTTACACCCTCCCCTCCCATCCCGCCATCCT